ATTATAGTACTTTAAGAAAAAACTAATAATACCGTTTATTTTGATAGTGAGTTGATAGGCACTTGATAAATAAGCGGTTTTTATTTTAAAAAATATGAATGATTATCAAAAATTTTTAGAGAGTAAAAAAAAGGAATTTATATCAAGTGGTTTTGATGTAAATGAAAGTGAATTAAACAAAAACTTGTTTGACTTTCAAAAGTATATAGTTAAGATAGCATTAAATAAAGGTAGATTTGCAATATTTGCAGATTGTGGACTTGGCAAAACATTAATGCAGTTAAGTTGGGCGGAAGCTGTTTTTAATGAAACTAATAAAAAAGTTTTAATACTTGCACCATTAGCAGTAATAGAACAAACAAAAAAAGAAGCAATAAAATTTGATGTAAATTTAAATAGTTTTAATATTACTAATTTTGACCAATTAAAAAATATAGACACTTCAATTTACTCAGGAGTTGTTTTAGATGAAAGTTCTATTTTAAAAGGAAAAGATGGTAAATTATCAAATTTAATAATTAACACCTTTAAAAACACACCTTATAAGTTAGCGTGTACTGCAACTCCATCACCTAACGACCATATGGAGCTTGGTATGCACGTTTCTTTTTTAGGTTTTGACACTTACGATAATATGAAGTCTATGTTTTTTGTTCAAGACCAAAAAATAAAAACAAACGATAAATGGAGATTAAGAAAACACGCAAAAGATGACTTCTGGAAATACGTTTGTGATTGGTCTATTTCTTTAGATAATCCAAAAACACTCGGTTTTGATGGTTTTGATTACGAACTTCCAGAAATAGAATACATTGAGCATATTATACCTGTGAAAAATAATACAAATAATTTATTTGGGGATGTAGCCGTAAGCGCTACTGATTTACACAAAGATTTAAAAAGGTCTTATGAAAAAAGATTAAATAAAACTAAAGAAATAATTGATTCAATAGATAGTCAATGCATTATTTGGACTTTAAAAAATGATGAAGCGAAAGATTTAAATAAATTACTAAAAGATAGTATTAACGTTCAAGGTTCTGATAAAGCGGAAGTGAAGTCTAACAATTTAAATGGCTTTGCAAATAAAGAATTTACTAATTTAATTACCAAAACAAGTATTGCATCTTTTGGTATGAATTATCAACAATGTAGTAATATGGTTTTTACGTCTTATGACTTTAAATTTGAAGCATTTTATCAAGCTGTAAGACGTTGTTATAGGTTTGGGCAAAAAAACAAAGTAACTGTTCATTTATTAGTTCCTGAAAGTCAAAAAAATGTAAGAAAATCAATATTAGATAAAGAAAAAAAACACAAAGAAAAACAAATGGAAATGGCAAAATACTCAGCAAGTAAAGATTATAAATCTAATTTAATTATAGAGGAAGTGAAAAGTGATGAAATTAAAACTGATAACTATTGGTTAATGAATGGGGACTGTGTAGAAAAAACAAAGTTACTAAAAGATGAAAGCGTTGATTATTCTTTTTTTAGCCCTCCTTTTAAAGATTTATATACTTATTCTGATGACCCTAGAGATTTAAGTAATGTGAAAAATGATAATGAATTTTATAAACATTTTAATTTTTTAGTTCCTGAATTATACAGGGTTTTAAAAAGTGGGCGTTTATTATCTATGCATATAATGCAAGGCACTACTTCAATAGGTAAGGATGGGTTTTTATCAATTATAGATTTTAGAGGTGAGCTAATTAGATTATTTCAGTCTCACGGGTTTATATTTCACGCTGAAAAAATGATACGAAAAAACCCACAACTAGCCGCAGTAAGAACAAAAAATATACAATTAATGCACGGACAAACTAAAAGAGATAGTTCTATTAATCGTCCTGGACTTGCTGATTATGTAATTACATTTAGAAAGCCAGGAGTTAATGAGCATAAAATACAAAATGATATTGATTTTGATTTGTGGTGTAAATTAGCAGAGCCAGTTTGGATGGATATTCAAGAAGGTGACGTTATAAAGAATTTCAGAAAAGCAAGAGGGCAAAATGATGAAAGGCATATGACACCTACTCAAATGAGTGTTATAAGAAATTGTTATTTACTTTGGAGTAATAAAAATGATGTTTGTTTTAGTCCTTTTGGTGGAGTTGGTAGTGAGGGATGTCAAGCTATAAATATGGATAGAAAAAGCATAAATATTGAGTTAAAAAAATCTTATTTTAATTTAAATGTAGATAATCATAGAGCTTTTTATTTAAAGAAAAACACAACTTTAACTCTATTTTAATGCAAACAAAAAAACAATCAGTAATAGAAAGCCTTACAAATATTATTGTAGGGCTTTTAACAAGTTTTTTAATTCAATTAATCATTTATCCATTTTTAAATATTCCAGTGTCTATAAATCAAAATATAATAATTACAATCGTGTTTTTTATAGTTTCTTTTATAAGGGGTTATTTAATAAGAAGATATTTTAACAAAAAAAATGCTAGATAATTTTATAGATTACACAAACTACTGCGAAAACTTGGGCTATAACTTTGAATTTATTAGCTCAAAAAAAGGAGTTACTGCGGATTTATACAAAGATGACAAACTCAAAAAGATAGGTTCAAAAGTCTTTGAATCTTGTATAGATGCTCAGAAAGAATGCTATACTTTATTATACAACAAAATAAAATAAAATGAAAATAACTAAAAAAGATTTATTAAATGTTAGTGGAGGTGTACTATCTTCCTTTGAAAATTTACACTACTTAGAGGAGTGCAGTCATTTAAAAGTATTTAGACATACAGCTAAAAAGAATTTAAGTAGAACCTTAGACGATTTAAGGAAAATTGAAATAGAATTACACAACGAAATAGAAAAGGTTGATAACAAAGATTTACAAGCAAAGAAAACAGATAATAATTTAGACTTTATTAATTGGATGCTAACGTCATTCGATAGTAGTCAGGTGCAAAAGTTAAAAGAAGTATGCGTGGCTTTCTCTATTGATGAAAAGAGAATAACCTCGATATCTGATAAGATACATTTAAACAATGGAAGTATTAAGGCATAAAAAAAACCCCTTTAATTAGGGGTTTCTGCTATTAATATTTTTGCAATTCTATTGACATTATCAATGTTCATTTTATGTAGTTCTGCTATAATGTCATCAATTAATAAATCTTTCGGTTTTTTAGCTACATAAATTTCTGACTTAACTAAAATTTTAAGGTCATATAATTCCTGTTTTAGTTCCAAGTCATAAGGCATTAAGTCGCTAATTAATTTATGAGCGTGCATTACGGTAGCGTGATTCTTATTAAACAATTTACCAACCGTATCAAATGACAAAGGCGTAAAGTCGTAAATTAAGTGCATAGCCACTTGACGTGGCACAACAACACTTCTTCTTCTTGTTTTTAAATTATTTTCATCTAACAAATCAACACCATAAAAATTTGATACGATTCTAATTATTTTCATTTCATTTCTCATAACTCACTAATTTTAGTTTTTAATAATTTTTCTATTCTGCTAATTGTTCTTGCAGTAATTAATACAAGTTTATCATTTTCATCATACAACTTCACTTCTATAATTGTAAGGTCGTTAATTATAAATCCTGTACTATTAAATGAGGGTGTAAAAAATCTACCTTGCAAACGGAACTCTATAAAAATATCCTTTTGCTCAACTTGTAAAATTTCATCAAACCAATGCTGAGAGATGTTCTCAAAATGATGGCGGTTACTTTCTAAATTTACATCTTCAAAAATATCTAAAATTTCTTGCTGTTTCATATTATAGTTCTTTTGCTATTTGGTTTAAATTTTTACTAAATTTAATGTAATTTTTATTAAATTCGTTTCTTGTAGTAATTGCAAATCCTTTAGATAATTGATAATTGATTGCATATTCAAACTCAGATAAGTCATCAAATTTTCTGATGTCTAAATTTTCACCTCTAAAAACATCAACTGATGCTAAATTTTCATTGTCGAAGGCAATTACTGTAATTGCTCCAAATGTTTCTTTTTTTAAATACGTTTTCATAATGTTAAAAAATTAGTTTAATTAAATTAATGGTTATTAATATTATTATTGTCCAAGTAAATACTGCTGTTTCGTTTATTTTTTTCATTACGATATTGCGTTAAATGATATTAATATTACTACTACTAAAATTACTGATAAGGCTAAGGCTACGCTTAAAAAAATACCTATGTTTTTTATTTCTTCTTTAAATCTCATATCTATTTGGTTTATCTTGTTTAATTAATCTACGGATGTAACCGCTCCTGTTTTCAAATCCGAATACTATAACGGAGTTTGCCCTTGCCAATTCCCATTCCTCAGGGGTTATGGTTATGGCTTTTTTTACTGTTTTACTCATTTGTTATAATTGTTTAAAGTTTTTATTTATTAATTCTTTAGTCTTTGTTTATTTACTTTGGTTCGTGCCTTATTCACGCTACTAACCTTATACAATACAGTTTGTAAAAAAGCCACCCAATATTGTGGTTGAATACTCAATTAAACATATCTCGACAAGATGGACATTGATGTTCACATTCTGTTGCTATACTAGAGCCCTTTTCGTGGCAATAAAAACCTATATCAATATTTTTAGTAAATTTACTATTGTTATTCTCTTTAGTTTTGTATTCATAAAAAGCATTTAGCATTTCTATAACCCTATCTTCTGTTAACTCTCCACTATCATTTACTTTTTCATCTGAAAATTCATAATTTATATAAAATTGTTCTGCTGTCATAATTAAATTTTTAAAAGAGGTTTTTACACCCCGTTGTTATTATTTTTAAGATATAAAGAATTTATAACCTCCGTTTTGTAATTCATCAATAACACAATCAATACAAGGACATGTTATATAAGATTTTCCATTTACAAAAGCCACAGTAGATAAATAATGATTATCAACATAAGTTCCTGCTCTTTTATCTGAACTTCTAACCAATACGTTTGTTTTAACAACTTTTTTTAATTCAATTTTAAAAGTGTTATTGTAGATATTTACTGTTTTTTCTGATAATGTAGATAATATTTTCATTTTGTCTTTTTTAATATCATTGCTTCGTTGCAAGCACTTCAAAGATAGTATATATAAATGTATATACCAAATATATTTGTATTTATTTTTAATTTTTTTTTACGTATCTTTACAAAGTATTGAAAATCAATAAAAATATGGGAGATTTCAGACCTCGATTAAAAGGGCAAACAAAACAAATGTATAAATCTTGGACTAAACAAGAGAGCAGAGTTTTAATTATAGGTGATACTCACTGCCCCTTTGATTTAGACACTTATTTAGATTTCTTAGTAGATACCTATAATAAGTATAATTGTAACAGAGTAGTGCATATTGGCGATGAAATTGATAACCACTATTCAAGTTATCACGAAACAGATGCAGACGGAATGGGTGGAGGTGAAGAGTTGTATTACGCTAAGAAAAGACTGCAAAGATATTACAAAGTGTTCCCTGATGTTGATGTAATTATAGGAAATCATACACGTTTAATTATGCGTAAAGCTCAAACAGGTGGTATTCCAAGAGAATGGATAAGAGAATATAACGATGTCTTAAAAATACCTAATTGGCGTTTTCATACAGAATTAGAAATAGACGGGGTTTTATACGCACACGGTGAGGGTGGTACTGCAAGAACAAAATGTAAAAAAGATTTACAGTCTATGGTACAAGGTCATTTGCATACGCAGTTATACGTAGAGTATGTTGTAGGTCGTAAAAACAGAATATTTGGTATGCAAGTAGGTTGTGGAATTAATCACGAAGAGTATGCCTTTGGTTATGCTAAAGCTGGTTTAAAACCCGCTATTGGTTGCGGTGTTGTTATAGGTGGAAAAGAAGCTATTGCTGTGCCTATGATATTAGAAGATTATAATGAAAGTAAATATAAATAAATTCCTTATATTTGCTAATATGTTTATTTATTGCGTTTCACACAAAAAAAAGATAACAAAGTATAGCCAGAAATTTACAAGTAAACGTAAGGCGAGAATTTGGTACAATAAACACGGTAAAAAACTGGAATTGAAGTTTAATAGGAAATTAGAATTAGTAGAAAGGTAATGGGTAAAAATAAATACATAGAAACACCAAGGAAATTATGGGAACTTTATGTTGGATATAAAAAAGAAACTAAAAGCAATCCAATACTTAAACACGTTTTTGTAGGTAAAGACGGACAATCTACATACGAACAAAGAGAAAAACCCTTAACTATGGTGGGTTTTGAGAATTATGTTTGTGAACATACAGAGATAACTTATCCTGATTTAAAACAATATTTTGAAAATAGAGATGATGCTTACTCAAATTATTCCCCTATCTCATCACGTATAAAGGCGGATATTAAGAGAGACCAAATAGAGGGTGGTATGGCAATGGTATATTCCCAAAGCATTACAGCACGTTTAAACGGATTATCAGAAACCACCAAAACAGAAATATCAGGAGGTTTTAATATTCCAGAAGTTAAAGACATTGGCAACAGGTAACAAATATCTATATACAAAGGCTTATTATAAAATAAGGGATTTAATCTTAAATAATCCAAAAGAGAATGTTTTTGTAATTAGAGGTGGACAAGGTGCGTCTAAAACAGTATCAATAATTCAATTACTTATACAATCCTTATGTGCTTCAACTAAAGAAGCTACTATTTTATCATCTGAATTAAGTAAGATGAAAAGAACAGTTATAAGAGATTATAAGAAGATCTGTAAAGACTGGGGAGTATTAAGAAATGAGTTTGATTTTAACCGCTCAGAAAGTAAACACGAATACTTTAACGATAGTTATTTAGACTTCTTAGGTGCTGACGTTAATGATGTAGGGAAAGGATTTCGTAGAGATATCTTATACATCAATGAAGCGGATAAAATGGACGTTGACACTGCTGTTCAGTTCATATCAAGGGCAGGGCTAACTATAATTGACTACAATCCTGATGCTTTATTTTGGGGTGATGAATACATAAATGATAAAAACTTTATAACATTAACATTTGAAGACAATGAATACCTTTCAGATAGTGAGGTTCGTTCTATCTTAGATTATAAGCAAAAAGGATTCCACGACCCCACAAGACTAATCGAAACATTATTCGATATTGATAATATCAAAAATAAGTATTGGGCTAATAAGTGGAAAGTTTATGGTCTTGGTTTAGTAGGTAACTTAGACGGTGTTATTTTTGATAATTGGATGGTTATCGATAGTTTGCCAAGTGAAGCAAGATTGATTGGAATAGGTTTAGATTTTGGTTATAGTAATGACCCTACTGCAATAGTGGAAGTTTATAAATACAATGATAAACGAATATTAAATGAGGTTTGTTATAGAACAGGAATGGTTAATAGTGATATTGCCAAAATGTTACCAAATGATGTTTATGTGTACGCTGATAGCGCTGAACCTAAATCAATAGAAGAAATCAGAAGATTTGGTATTGATATAATGCCTGTTAAAAAGGGTGCTGATAGTATTATGTTTGGTATCACTACAATGCAAACACAATCTTATTTAGTCACAAAGAAATCTAACAATATTATAAACGAGTTTCAAAAATACATTTGGGATAAGGACAAAAACAACAACGCAAAGAACAAACCTGTAGACCAATTTAACCACGCAATGGATGCTATACGTTATCACGAAATGATGGACATAGGAATAGGAAATGAAATAGTATTCTTTTAAAACTACTTATATAGATTTTTTTTATTACTTTTGAATATTTAATATATTTTTCTTATATGGGTTTCTGGGATTTTTTAAAAGGTAATAACCAAACAAACAATAATAAATACAATAAAACTTTTTATTGGGGTCTTAATGGGTTGACAAATAATGACGATACCGATTTAAAGAAATACATTGATGATGGTTATAATATCAATGGAGATGTATTTTCTATTGTTAATCAAATGTCAAGTAAATTTGTTTCTATTCCTTTTTACATAAAAAAGATAGAAGATGAAGAAAGTAATAAGAAATATAACAGACTATTAAAAGCTACAAATTACAATCCAACATTTACACAAAAAATTAAAACCAATCAATTAGAATTAAAAGCATTAAGTAAAGAAGATTACCCTATGCCATTTGAAAGACCAAATCCAAATCAAACTTGGGAAGAGTTTTTTAAATTAACGTATAGTTTCTTAAAAATGACTGGTAATTTCTATTGGTATAAGTTAATGCCTGAGAACGGAATAAATGCAGGAGAACCACAACAATTGTATTGCTTACCAGCTCATTTAATGAAAATATATATTCGTAAAGATGCTAATATGTTAGGATCAGAAGATGTTATTGAATATTTTGAAATGGATTATTACAATAGACTTACAAGGTTTGAAAGAAATGAAGTTATACACGTTTCAATAGATAACCCTAATTATGGGCAAAATGGTGAGCAGTTGTACGGACAAAGCCCGTTAAGAGCAGTATGGAAAAATGTATTAGCAAGTAACAAAGGGTTAGATTTAAACATTGAAATGCTAAGAAATGCAGGGGTATTTGGTTTTATTCACGCAAAAGGACAAAACCTTTCAGATAGACAACAAAAGGGGCTTAAAGATAGAATGAATGAAGCTAAGGTAAGTAAGGAAGATTTATCTAACATAATGGCTTCAAGTGGTGAATTAGCGTTTACCCGTATATCGCTAACATCTGATGAACTAAAAATATTTGAGCATTTAAAGTATAATCAGAAAATGATTTGTAATGCTTTGGGATGGTCAGATAGTTTACTGAACAATGATGATGGTGGTAAGCACGATAAACAGGAATTGGAATTAAAAAGAGTATTAATTAATACAACTGTTCCAGATTCTAATATAATTGCAGAAGCATTTAAACAAGGAGTTTTAAATGAGATAAAAGGCTATAAAGATACTATTCTTTTATTTGATTATAAGGAGCTACCAGAGATGCAGGAAGATTTGGAAACAATGAGTAAAAGAGTTGTTTCTTTAGTTGCTGACGGGATTATGAATAGAAAAGAAGCAAGATTTGCAATGAGGTTGGAAGAAATTGAAGACGCTAATCTATCTATATTTACCGTAAAAGATGACATTATGAGCTTAGAAGATGCAATATTGCCAAGTGATGATTTAACTTTAAATGAATAGATATGAACTTTTTTTATTTATTAATTATTGTTTTGTATTCTGTTTTCTTTCTTTATTTGCCTTTTTTCTGCATTTGTATAATTAAAGGATTAAGGGAGGGAAATATATTTATGTCTAAAAAATTAAGAGTATTAAATAATCTTTGTTTTGGGGATAATTACGGAGATTTACTTCTATTTTATCATAAAAATGCAGAGTATTAATGACAGAAAACCAATATAGAAAAAAATGGTTAAGGCAACATTCACAATATGAAAAGTTAGCTTACAAACAACTATTAACAGGTTTTAGAGATTTAGGTAATTCTATCCCTTTTATGTTTATGACTGTAGACAATTATAGTGAGTTTTTAGAAACTAATCTAAAGCAAGAGCAGTTTATAAACATTTACTATAATATATATAAAGAAGTTGGTACTATTCACGGTGCAAGAGTTGGCAGAACCATTAACAAAGAAATCAAAGAGTTTACGTTAAACGCTTTCTTATCTGAGTTTGAACGTAATTTAATAGCTTGGTTGTTTGAAAATGCGACCTATCGAGTAAGTGAGGTGAGACGTACATTTTTAGAATATGTTAGAAAAGAAATCGCTGTAATGGTTTCTAATAACTTAACTATATCAGAAATATCTACAAACTTAACGAAACAAATAAATCAAAGAAACTTTTATAGATGGCAGGCTCTACGTATAGCACGAACAGAAACAACGGCGGCGGCGAATTATGCTTCGGTTGTAGCTGGTAAGGTAAGCGGTGTACCAATGGATAAGGTTTGGATAAGTGCGACTGATGTACGAACACGTAAACCACCCAAATCTGAGTTTAACCACTTAGTTATGAACGGTGTTAAAGTTGACCAAGACGAACCTTTTAAAGTACCTTTTAACGGTAGTTTTCAAGAAATGCAATTTGCAGGAGACCCGAACGGAAGCGCAAGTAATACTATTAATTGTAGGTGTACAAATGCCTTAGTGCCTAAGAGAGATAAGGACGGAAGATTAATAAGAAATTTATAAGCATAAAAAAACCTCACTATAAAGATATAGTGAGGAAAATTCTCAACCCCCATTGAGATAACTAAAAAATTAAATAATACAAATATGAAAGCTCAAATATACAAAACAATATAGTAAAAAACAATAACTATAAAAAAAAAGTATAAAAAATAAATTTATAATAGATTTTATTTATATTTGTAACATGTATTTTAAACAACAATCAATAGAGGTTAAAGACTTAGACGAAACTAAGGGTATAGTTGTAGCTTATGCAAATGCGTATGATTACAAAGATAGTGATGGTGATATAAGCGCAAAGGGTAGTTTTGATAAGACCGTTAATGAGAATTATAAAAGGATAAGAGTACTTAAAGACCACAATCCAAGAGTAAGTTTAGGAGTGCCTTTAAATATAGATACTAAAGATAACTATGGTTTATTGACTACTACTAAATTTAACCTATCTAAAGAAGTTAGTAGAGATATGTTTAGCGATATTAAGCTAATGACTGAGAATGGCTTAAATGCTGAATTAAGTATAGGTTATAATGTTTTGAATAGAGACCAAAAGAATAAAAGCATTATAACAGAATACAAATTAATGGAATACTCATTTCTTACAAGTTGGGGAGCTAATCAATTAAGCACCGTTCAAGATGTAAAGAGTATTAAGGGGCATTATGGTGTATTAGAACTAATTGAAAAGTCTTATAACTTAGACTATTCAGATGCACGATTAAAACAAATAGAACAATTATTAATAACACTTACAGATAAAGAGCCGTCTAAAAAAACTGACACTTCCAATGAAAAGCCGTTAGACATTGCAAATATTATTAACGAATTTACAAAAACATTAAAATAATGGAATTAAAAGAATTACAAGACGCATTATCTAACCTAAAAAATGAGGTTAAAGGCGCAAATGAACAGGAAGTAAAAAGAGCAATCGAGGTTTTTGAAACTAAAAACAAAGAATTTATCGCAAACCAAGTAAAAGAGGTTAAAGATGAATTAGAAAATCAATTAAAAGAATTACAGAAACACGCTGACATTTTAGATGTTAAGTTGCAAGGTAAGCAAGTTGCTGACGCAAACAAAGGTAAAGATTTCTTAAAAGTTGCTATTGAAAGCAAAGGAAAAGAAATTACAGAAATGCGAAAAGGTGGTTCTGTAGATATTGAAATTAAGGCGGTTGCAGATATGACTACTGCAAACCTTACAGGAGATGAGCCAAGAAGTTACAACTATGATATAGTTAAATTTCCATCTCAAAAAGTAAACGTAGCTGATTTAGTTGGTTCTGTTAATATTGACGGAGGTACTTATACGTATACAGTTGAAGGTGCTGGTGAGGGTTCTATCGGAGCGCAAACAGAAGGAGCTACAAAGAATCAAAGAGATTATGACTTTACTACTGTTGATGTAACAACTGACTTTATCGCTGGTTTTGCAAGATATAGCAAGAAAATGAGAAACAATCTTTCTTACATTACTTCTGCTATTCCAATGTTGTTAAGACGTGATTACTTTAAAGCTGAAAACAGCGCATTTAACACAATCTTAGCATCTGATGCAACTGCATCAACTGAAATAATTACAGGAAGTTCTAAGACTAAAATGTTAATGAATGAGATTGCAAAGTTAGAGAATAACGATTATGAGACCAACGGAATTGTAGTTAGACCAGATGCGTGGATGGATATGTTAAAGACTGCGAAGCAAGATTTAGAAAGTGCCGTTACTTATGAGGGTGGTATTTTAAGAGTTGCAGGTGTTCAAGTGTTAAAAGCTACTTGGTTAACTGCTAACAAATATTTTATCGGTGATTGGTCAAGAGTTAACAAAATTAATACTGAGGGTCTTTCTTTAGAGTTTTCAGATGTTGAGGGTGATAACTTTACAAAGAACAACATTACTGCAAGGATTGAAAGCCAAACAGCTTTAGCTGTTGAACAGCCTTTAGCGTTAGTGTTTGGAGATTTTACATCAGTTTAATATTAATATTTAATACATAAAATTATGGCAAAAGTAACAAAAGAGTTTTTCTGTATACAGGAAAAGAAAACCTATAAAGTAGGTTCGGAATACAAAGGTAAAAGAAAGGATTTAGTTCATTTACTTGAAGGTTATAAACCTAAAGAAGATTAGTAGAAATACATTCTTAAATAATTAATAGAGCATATTTGTATAAGTATGCTCTATTTTTTTTATATTTGTAATAAATAATATTTATAATGGCATATTTAGACGTCTTAACGTTAGCGGAAACAAAGAACTATTTAAGAGTTGATGACACTTTAACAGAAGATGATGCACGTATAACATCTTTTATTAAAAGTGCTTTGTCGTACATTGAAAAGCAAACAAATGAGTTAGTGTATACAAGGTCTAAAGAGTATTTTTTTAGTAATTATTGCGTGTATGTTTATGACTATCCAATTAACGAATTAATAACACCTATAACAGCAGAACAAACGGAAAAGCAAAGTTATTCTATATTTACAACTAATTCAAGTGATGACGTTAAAGTAACGTTAAACGTTGGTTATGCGAATCCTGATGACGTACCAAGTGAAATAAAAGATTGTGCTTTAGAATATATTAAATATTTGTATTATGATGCTGAAACAAATTCAGGAACAGCGCAAAAGATACCACCTTATATTGATGCAATGATATTTAGTTTGAAACGATTTATAATTTAATGAGGGCGAGAAAATACAATAAAAGAATAGAAGTATGGCAAACGTTACCAGAGGCGCAAGATGAGTTTGGAGACAAATCAGTAACACCACAGCTAATTACAACTACTTGGTGCGAGTTGATTACAACAAATACAGTCTATAGAAGTACTGATATGGGTATTATTGACACAACTGATACTATCACTATAAAACTACGTAAAAGGAATGATTTAACGTATAATAGTAAAAACCAATTCTTTAAATATAGGGGTTTGAAATATGTAATACAAACAGAACCTATAAATGTAGGTTTTGAAGATAGGGAAATTATAATAACATTAAAAAAAGAAATGAGTAAAGGAGTTGATACGATTACGCCTATTGGTAATCAAAATCAAAACCAAAATCAAAACCAGAATGGGCAAGGGCATTGACAATATCATTAAAAACATTAAAGCATTTGGCAAGGATACTGAAAATCATATTGATGTAGTTATAAAACAAACAGCCGAAGAAATAAAAGCTAATGCAAAAATTAATGCACCTATAAATAACGGTAAATTAAACGAAAGTATATTATCAGAAAAAACAGAAGGCAAAAAATTAAGTTATAGTATTTATGTTGGGGGTGTTGCTCGTAGCTATGCGCCTTTTGTAGAGTTTGGTACAGGTAAACAAGTTAGTGTACCACCCGAATTAAAAAAGATAGCATCTCAATTTAAAGGTAAAGGTGGTGGTTTTGAAAAAGGCTTACAAAGCATAAAAGATTGGTGTAAGAATAAAGGAATAGATGAAAAAATGGCTTTTCCTATTTTTATGAGTATATTAAAAAAGGGTTTAAAACCTAGACCGTTTTTATACCCAGCTTTCTTAAAAGGGAAGAAAATATTGAAACAAGATTTAAAAGATTTATTAGAAGATTTAACAAAAAAACACAATGGATAAACCAATACCTAACAAATGGGTAAGAAAAGCTATTTTAACAGCTACTTCAAATATGGTAGTAAACGGTATTAATATACCTGTTTATGATCTTAGAGTGCCTACAAATGGCAATGTAAACCATTATGTATTAATTACTACACAAACAAACTCAGTTAATAAATACACAAAATGCGGTTATGCTTATGAATCTACTGTTTTACTCGATATTGTTACTTCTTATTATGGAACTGGTAACGAACTTAAACGAACGTTAGCAGATGACATTTTAGACAAATTAAGAGAGTTAACAAACAATTTAACTTTAGATGTTGCAAGTGGTTTAAATATCCATAGACAAACGCAAGATTTCCCTGCAGGAATTGAAACAATTACACCGACTGAAAACATATTTAGAAGATTTTTGAGAATAGAAATGTTTATTAATTAGAAAAATTTATACTAAAAAAAAATCTAATAGATTTTATTTATTATATTTGTTATATTAAATAAAAATATTTAAAATGAGTAATTACGTTAAAACAAAAACCGAAATTCTATCTATATGGAATGGTAGTGACGCTTATAGACCTGTAGTATGTCTAACATCCCATAATATATCTGAAAGTGTAGATGAAATTGCAACAAGAACAAAATGTGATTCAGATGGAGCTACACAAAAAAGAGAGGGAGCTTACACTTATGAGATAGGTTTTGATGGTGTTTATTCTGACCCTGATGGAGCTTTTGAGGGTTATGAGCAGTTAACTACAAGACTAAGAAATAGAGGTGGTAACTTTACTTGGAAAATATCTACAAGATATTCAGACGCTTCAACTTTTGATAATTATGGAAGTGGTTTTTTATCAAGTTTAGAAAAGACTGCTGAAATTGATTCTGATGTAACTTTTACAGGTTCAATTATGGGGAGTGGATTAATTACAACAACTGACCCAGAAGCCTAGATAAATGCAAAAACAATTAGTTTTAAAAATAGGAGGTAAAAAGAGAACTTTTACTTTTGGTTTATTATTTATAGGTGAAGTTTTAGAGCGTTTAGATTGCGATTATAACGAGATGTTAGAAAAGGTTATTAAAAACCCTTTTAAATATGCACCTGTTTTGATGTTTGAAAGCCTAAAAAACAGTTATAAAAAGGATAAAAAAGAGATAGACTTTACAGAAGATAATGTTATTGAATGGCTTGAAAAAGAAGAGTTGTTCGGTACTAATTTAATCTTATCTTTTATTAACACTTTTATAGGTAACAACGAAAATAAAACACCGTTAGAAAGTTCTGAAAATGAAAGTAAAGATGTAAAAAAAAAATAGATTGGTATAAAGATATTATATCTTTTTGCTTGGGTGAATTTAATTTAACCTATGATTATTTATTTACAATGACAATGGCTGAATTTAACATTCGGCTTTTTGCTTTTTATAGAATGGAGCTAAAAGAGAATATAAAAACAAGAGAAATAGCTTACAATAGTTATATCGGTGGTTCAATGAATTTAAAGAAGTTACCAACAAAGAAACAATTTTGGGATTTAGGTATAAAAAAAGCAATACCAAAAATAAATAAACAGGCAATGGAATTTTTTAAACAGGCTCAACAAGAATACAATAATAGACACAATGGGAAATAGATTAGAAGTTGAAATTGGCGCAAAGATTAAGGAGTTTCAGACCAAAGTAGCACAGGCTTTAAAACTAACAGACCAATTAAAAGCAAAAGAAAAGGAACTAAAACAAGCGTATAAAGATGGTACTATTTCGCAAGAAAAGTACTATAAAAGTTTAGCAAGTAATGCTACGAGATTAACCAAAGTTTCAAATGCTTCAAATAATTACAAGAAAAGTTTAGGAAATCTTAGCGGTGGTTTTAACGGTGCGACTAAAAGTATACAAAGCGGTGATAATGCAATGTTAGCCTTTTCCAGAACGGTACAAGATGCACCTTTTGGAATGATGGGTATTTCTAACAACATTACCAACTTAACAGAACAATTTGGGTATTTAAAGAAAAGAACAGGGTCTGCTGGTAGTGCATTAAAAGCTATGTTAGGCAGTTTAAGTGGTTTTGGTGGTATAACCTTAGCAATATCTTTAGCGACCTCTGCGTGGTTAATGTTTGGTGATAAGATAATGGCTACTACAAGCAAAACAAAGGAGTTTGTAGATGCTTTAAAAGGTGTGTCTTCGACTGGTATTGTTGAGTTTAAGGCATTAACTGATGTAATGTTAGACAATAACTCTACACAAAAAGAACAAAGCAAAGCATTATCTATTTTAAAAGATAAATATTCAGATTTTGACACCTCATTATTAACAACAAAAGGTAATTATGAAAAATCAAAGATTGCTATTGATGCTTATATTGGTAGTTTAGTTCAACAAGCAAAAGCACAGGCGGCTCTTACTTTAATACAAGAAAAACAATCTAAAATATTAGCTTTAGAAGAAGAAAAAGCCTTAAAAATTAAAGCACGTTTTGGAGTTGCTACTGTAAAAGAAGCCGAAGACCAAGTAAAAAAAGAACAAGCTAAACTTGATAAAGGTTATGATGTTAAGCAAAAAAGATTTGTTCAAAATGCAAATTATGCTTTAAATAATTTAAAAGATTATAATAAAAGTGAAATTGACGAAATAACAGAACAAATTTCAACACTAACTAATTTAGCAAACGTAAAAGATTTGATTTTATTTGGTGGTAAAAAAGGTAATAAAGATAATAAAAAAGATAATTCAGTAGGTGGTGGTCGAAAACCTGTTTTTATAGATTTCAAACTAGATAAGGGTAGTTTTGAAGAAATAGAACAAATAGATTTATCGGATAAATGGGTAGGTGATAGTCCTTTTGATTGGGAAAAGTATTACAATTTAAAAGAGTGGGATAATCAAAGACAATTACTATCTGAAAAAATGGCTTTATTAAATGAGCAATCTAAACAAATGATACAGGGCGCAATGACTAGTACTTTTAGCGGTATTGGTCAAGCAATAGGTAATGGTTTAGCACAGGGTACAAGTGTTTTAGCTGCGGTTGGTGGTGCTTTAATTAGTGGTATTGGTAACTTGATTTCTGCAATGGGTGATAAGTTAATTCAATTAGGTACTGCTGCGGTTTTAGCGGGTACGGTTACTAAATTATTTGGAGCTGTTACAGGGATTGGAGCGGGTTTAGCTGCAATTGCAGGTGGTATTGCTTTAAATGCTGCGGGTAGTGGGATGTCTAGTTTTGGTGGTGCTGGTGCTGATAATTCCAACGTACAAGGCGGACAAGGTAGCTCATTTAGTGGTGGTTCATCATTTAGTAGCGGTGGCGGTTCAGTTGGTGGCGGTACGGTTGTATTTGAAATACAAGGGCAAAAATTAGTAGGTGTTTTAAGGAATACTTTAGATAGAAATAGAAACTTAGGAGGTACTTTAACGATATAATTATGGCTTTAAAATATTGGTTTGAATTTACAGATGTAAAAGAAATAGTACATAGATGCGAAATATACAATGATTCTTTTGTAGGGGATTCTACACAAATATACGGTAACTTAACAACGAACAAAGCAACGGTAAAAGATACATTAGAAACAATTAGAGGCGGTGGTTTAACCATTAATTTAGAAGCTAATTTAGATTTAAAGTTTGATGACTTTTATAGTGAAAATGAACGTACATTTTCAGTAAAATATATAAGAGATGGTGTTAGTGAGTTTTTAGGTTGGTTATCGCCTGAGGGTTTATATGAATCTTTTGTAGAGGATAAATGGATAATTAGCTTAGATTGTACTGATGGTTTAGGGTTCTTAAAGAATTTATCTTATGTAGAAAATGATACAGGATTGCCATTTATAGGTAAACAATCTATTTTAGAAGTGATTGTTAATTGTTTAAAACGAACTAATTTAACTCAAAATATTTATACTTATGTAGATGTAATTTATGAAGGGCAAACAAGCGGAACAAATACACTAGCAGAAACTTTTATAAACGCAAATCGATACATAAAAGACGATAATAATACCTTTATGAATTGCGATGAAGTTTTACGCTCTCTATTCGATTTATTTGGGTTGTGTATTACGCAATATAAAGGCGAATGGCTGATTTATAAGCCTAATTCATTAAAAGATAATAGTAGTTTAACTTATTACGGTTATGATAGTGACGGAGTGGCTTTAAGCCCTACAACTAAAACAATTGATTTAAGTTTTACGTTAGGCAGTCAAATTAATAATTTTTACCCACACCACGTTAATGCTAATCAACAATTAAGTATAGATAGTGGTATTGGTGCATATAGAATTAATTATAAATATGGTTTAGTTAAATCGTTTTTTAATAACATTTATCTACAAAGTACACCCCGTATATTTCCTTTGAAAAATATAGTTGACGAATGGACCATAGCGAGTTATACGTATTTAGATTTTCCTGTAAGTAATGAGGGTTTAATATTAAGTGGAGAAACACGAGGGCAACAAGATTTAATAATTACTTCTGATGTAGTTTCCTTAATTGAGGGTAATAGGATTTCTTATAGGGGAGCAATTGAGCATACTTTTTCAGGAACTAATTTTGGTACTGCATTATTTAGGTGTAAAGTAATATTAACAGACGGCACTAGTACTAGATATATGAATAAGAATGGGCAGTGGGACACATCTAACATTTTTATATTGTTTTCTGAGGTTAAATATTTAGGCTCGTTTAATTACGAAATAATATCAGATACATTACCTTTTGATGGTGATGCTTATATTGAATTATACACGCCGAACCCCACTAGTTTTGGTACTGATTATGATGTTACTTATTTGGTTTCTCAAAATAATCTAACAATTGCAGACAATGAACTAGAAGATATAAAAGGAGAAAACCATACATTTCAATTTAATACTACTGATTTTTCTACTAAAATTGAAGATGTAAAAGAAGTTTTTAATGGTGATAGTATATCTGATGTTTATATTGGTACAATTTATCAATCTGATGAAGTTACACCGACTGAGTTATGGAATCGTGGAAATGTGCGTAAAATAGCTTTACTGCAATACTCAGGTGAGGAAAGAATGGCAATGTATAGCAAGCCTTTAAGAGTGTTTAGCGGTGATATATTTGGTTTTGTTGATTACTTATCAGTCTTTGAAATTGATGGTATTACAGACGTTAAATTTATGCCAATAGAGTATAGTTATGATGCGTTAACTAACACTACAAAAATAAAGCTAAAACAAATATTAAATGATGCTGGTGGTCTTGATTACAATGATGTAGACTATACACCTACCTTTGATTATGGTAATGTTGTTGAACCTACTATAAAATAAAACTATTAAAAATAAATAATCAATAGTATTTAATTATATTTGTAATTATGATAAACGGTACGGATAGACTGATATATTTAAAGTGGGATGGGGAATATTTACCTATTGGTTGCTTAATTTCTGATAGTTTCGATGAAAGTACTGAGATGTTAGATACAACTACACGAGACAATGCAGGATGGAAAACAAGCGCACCAACAAATCAAAGTTATAACTTTAGTTTTGATGGGTTAATCATAAATACCAATTTTAACGGTGGAGATTTTACTAAGATTTCTTACGATAGACTTAGAACGTTAAAACGAAATAGAACTTTAATAGAATGGAAAATGCAAGATGCTGACTTAGTTTTTATTGATACAGGTTTTGGATATTTAACAAGTTTATCAGATAGCTCAAATGTAGACGAATTTATAACATTCTCAGCAAGTGTTGAAGGGTATGGCGCACCAGTAAGCACTACAGGGCAAGTTTTTAACCTTGTAGACGGTAATAGTAATAATTTAGAAGATGGTAACACTAACGAAATAATAACAGGATAATGAGTACAATTAAATTAAATGAATTAGCAACAACTAACATTTCTTTAACAGATTTCTTTGCAAAGGCTGACAATACAGGTTTAATGACTAAGAACACAATTAGCGAGTTAGCTACGTTTTTTGAAACAGTCGGCGAGGTTGGTTTTAAAGGTAAATTATTAATCGCTGACACGCCAAGCGTTGATGGTTGGTGGATAGCAGGAGAAAGCGGAACGTACACAAATGCAGGAGGCTTAGTTGTATCGTTAACTAATCAATTTGTAATAATTGTAAGACAAACTACATTTTCTA